GGATAACGTCACCAACAACAACGCGATTCTGTCGCGTATGAACCGTCGCGGCACCATCAAGCCGGTGTCTGGCGGTCGCACCATCCTGCAAGAGCTGGAATACGCTGAGAACGTTACCTATCAGCGCTATTCGGGCTATGAAGTCCTGAACATCTCGCCTAGCGACGTGTTCACGGCTGCTGAGTTCGACTGGAAGCAAATCGCTGTCAACGTGACCATGAGCGGTCTCGAACAACTGCAAAACTCCGGCGTTGACGCAATCATTGACCTGCTGGCCTCGCGTATCAAAAACGCCGAGAAAACCATGCAGAACGGTGTGGCCGAAGACCTCTACTCCAACGGCACTGCGTCGGGCGGCAAGCAAATCGGTGGCCTGCAACTGCTTGTGGCGGATGATCCCACCACTGGCACTGTCGGCGGCATCAACCGGGCAACTTGGACGTTCTGGCAAAACCAGAAGTTCCAGGCGACCTCGGACGGCGGTTCGGCTGCTTCGGCGGCTAACATCACCCGCTTCATGAACACGCTGTATCGCCAATGCTCGCGCGGTACGGACAAGCCTGACCTGATCCTGTGTGACGACAACTATTTCGGCTTTTACGAATCGTCGCTTCAGGACATTCAGCGCGTCACCAATCCCAATGAAGCAGACGCGGGCTATGTCTCGCTGAAGTACAAGGGAACCGACGTGGTGTTTGACGGCGGTTACGGCGGGGCTTGCCCGGCCAACCACATGTACTTCCTCAACACCGGCTATATCCATTGGCGTCCTCACAAGGACCGCAACATGGTTCCGCTGGAAGAAGTGCGTTCGATCAACCAGGACGCGATGGTCAAGCCTATCGTCTGGGCTGGCAACATGACGCTCTCCAACGCCTTCCTTCAAGGCGTTCTGTTCCAGACCGGCTAACCCCTAGAAAGGAGCCACTAACATGGCATCGACTGCTGCTACGGTCTTCTCGACCACTCCGACTCTGGGGATTGACCTTGACGACAAGGCTTCGACCCCGGCCTTTGCGCTCAATACGCGCATCAACGCTAACGACGGTCGCTCGCATCTGTATGTGCGGGCTTCGGAGGCTCTGTCCTCGACCCAGACCATCCTGATTGGCACCAGCGGCTCTGCGTCGTCGGATGCCGGTTCGGCTGGCTGGACCGTCAACACGACGGGTGGCGTTGCTTCGGGCCAGTATTTCTGGGCCAAGCGCACCGCTCTCTAAGCCTTCCGCCTGCCCTAGCCTCCACTGGGGTTAGGTGTTAGCCTAAGCCGCCCTCGGCTCGTCCGGGGGCGGTTTTTGCTATGGAGGTAGCGATGGAATGGAAACCGATCAAAGACGCGCCAAAAGACCGCCGCTTGCTGCTTTGCGATGACAAGTGGGTTTCGTGCGGGCGCTGGATGGACGGCAAACACCAACAAGGATGGCGTCTTGATACCGGCGATGTCCGTGAACCGCTGTGGTTTTGCGAGATTATCAAGCCATGATTAACGTTGTCAGCGTCCGCGTCGGGGACAAATACCCGATTGAATACGTCACGAAGCTGCATGACGGCATTGCCCGCCATCTGGACGAAGAACAGCGCCATTGGTGCCTGACTGACAAGCCGGACGAACTGCCGGAAGGCATCACGGCTATCGAGCATAGTGATGAAATGCCGGGCTGGTGGCAAAAGGTCTATTTGTTTTGCGAAGAAGCAATGCCGTGGGAACTAGGAGATGAGGTTCTGTATATGGACCTTGACGTATGTGTGACCGGCAGACTTGAGGGCTTGCCGCACGGCATTATTCAGGATTGGCATTGGCCGACCTATAACAGCAGCGTCATGCGTTGGCGTCACGGCGAACACGCGGACATCTGGACGTGGTTTGAGCCGGAGTTCATGGAGTATAAATCCGAAACCCTGCAAGGCTTGCTGCCTAAAGGCCAAGTGAACGGCGGGGATCAAGAGTGGATCACGCAAATCAGCAAGTGGGACACGTTCCCCGCTGATATGTTCGTGTCTTACCGTGACGCGGTGTCATGGCCTCCTGAGACGGCTAAGGCGGTTATATTCCACGGACAGCCCAAGCCGCATGAAGTGACGGACGGGTGGGTGCCTGGTGTCTGGCGCGTTGGCGGCTATACGGCCATGCCAGAGCTAAAGGGCATGAACGTCTCGCATGACTTCGCCTATGCCAACGTGCGGGCCAACGTGCAGCGTGATTTGCCGTGGTTCTCCGGCTTCGGGGATCAGGACAAGGCTTGCGTCATTGTTGGCGGCGGTCCCTCGCTTTCGGACAGTGTGCAGGCCATCAAGGACCATCGCAGGCGAGGCGCGAAGATTATCAGCGTCAACAATGCGCTACGGTATCTGACGGAACGGGCTGTCACGCCGGACGCTCATGTGATGCTGGACGCGCGGGAAGAAAACCTGCACATGGTCGATGATGCGCCAATGTCCGTGCGCTATTTCCTCGCCTCGCAGGTTCATCCGTGCGTGTTTGATGCGCTTTCTGGGCATGATGTTGTTCTGTGGCACAATGCGATGGGTTCGGGTGAAGAACTGATGGACATCATCCAGCCGTGGTTCGACGACGGGCCTAACCAGAAGCCGTGCGTTCTGGTTCCGGGGGGCGGCACTGTTGGCCTTCGCGCTATCAATCTGGCGTGGCTGTCGGGATACAAGAAAATCCACCTTTACGGCTTTGACAGTTCGTATGCGGAAGGCAAGCATCACGCTTACTCGCAGAGCCTCAACGACGGGGAAGCCACGATGGACGTGGTTCTGGCTGACAAGACATACACCTGCGCTCGCTGGATGATCCGGCAGGCAATGGAGTTTCAGCAGCAGGTGCTATACCTCAAGGACCGTGGCGTGAAGGTCATTGCCCACGGGGCTGGGCTGATTCCGGCAATGGGGAGGTTGTTAGCGTGAACCAATACGACAAGCGCAACGACAACGACCGCCGCGCCGCATGGGCGCGAAAGACGTGGTTCCCCGACGACGTGACAGACGCAGACTTGCTGATCGTGGAGCGGCCTGACTTTTTTGCGCCGGTCGATGCAAGGCGGCATTTGTACGATGAGCGGGGTTTCGCAAAGTGAAACAGATTGACGGCCTTTGGTGGCCTGATTTTGACGTGCGGTGCCGTGCGGTGGTGGTCAGTGAGTGCGCCGCTGCTATGCCAGCCGTCCTGCCGTTGGTGGCAGAGAAGCGCGTTTGCGTCCAAGCTGGCGGCAATGTCGGAGTGTATCCGCTGGCGTTGTCCAAGGTGTTTGATCGGGTCATCACGTTTGAGCCTGATCGGGACAACCTCGATTGCCTGATTGAGAACGTGCGGGATGTTGCCATTGAGGTGCGATGGGGTGCGTTAGGCGCGGAGCCAGGAACGTGCGGCATCCTTCGCATCGACACTGACAACTGCGGTTCGCACAAGACGTTGCCGGGTGACGCTATTCCCGTTCGGACCATTGACAGCCTCGACCTCGATCAGTGCGATTTGATCTGGCTGGACATTGAAGGCGCGGAGGCAGACGCCATCAAAGGCGCACTAGCGACAATCGAGAAGTTTTCGCCTATCATAGTGCTTGAAGAAAAGGGATTGGGTCCGAAAGCCGACCTGCCCGGTTATTCTCGCGTGATGCGGATTGGAAATGACACTGTGTATCGGAGGACATAGATGGATTATGTAGCGCCAGACGGACGGGATCGGGTTATCCCGCGTTTCCACATCAAGGCCGTGCGAAACAACTTCCTCTCTGCCAAGGAAGGCCGTGAAGTCTGGAACGATGAGGAATACGTTGAACTCATCGTGCCGGGCGACAACAAGAACATTGTTGACGTGCGCGTGAAGGACGAACACCGCGAGCGTTGGCCGACCAAATACGCGGCGTTCAAGGCGAACATGGAAGCCCCTGAAAGCGGCACTCCGTTGGACGAGTGGGCAGGCGTTGGCCGCAGTCAGGTCATGGAGCTTAACAGCGTCCATATCCGCACGGTGGAGCAACTTGCGGGCTTGTCTGACAGCCAGCTTGCCAAGGCTATCCCGATGGGCGGCAACGCGCTCCGTGCCAAGGCTCAACGGTTCATCGAGCAAACCGACGCTGAGAAGCCCCTGCAAGCGATGGAACAGCGCATCCGTGAGCTTGAGGAAAAACTGGCGCTGGCGGTTGAAAGCAAAGCAGAAAGGGCCGTGGCATGAGCGGGCTGGAACGAGACGTGATGTACAAGCCTGGTGCGACCTTCTTTAAGGATGGCAAGTTTCTCATGTTCCGCTATCAGGCGGATTCGTCGTCGGTGATTGGGCCGCGAGTTGCGACCGAAGCCGACAAGAAAACGCATGGCGCTGAGTATGCTATGTACCTCAAGGAAGCGTTTAATAACGCTCCCGTTGAGGCATTTGATCACGACGGGGTGGATGGTCCCGGCGGTGTTGCTTCACCTGCTGAACCTGAGCCGCCGCTTAAAAAGCGGGGCCGTCCTCCGAAGGTCTAACCGATGAACCTCTTGCAGATTGTACAGCGAGCCTGTCGCCTGCTTTCCATTCCGGTGCCAACCGAAGTGGTCAACTCGACTGATACGCAAGTCCAGCAGCTTTACGCTCTCGCCAATGAGGAGGGAGATGAGCTTGCGGGTTCGTATGATTGGCAAATCATGCGGAGGCAGCATCTGTTCAATACGGTGGCAAGCGCGGTTCAATCGAGCGCAATCCCGTCTGACCTCGATCATTTCGTGGCTAACTCGTTCTTTAACCGGACGACGATGCGCTACATCTACGGGCCGATTACCCCGCAAGAGTGGCAGGCTATCCAAGCGCAGCCTCAACTCAATCGGGTGTTTCTGGCGTTCATTGAGCGTGACGGGCAGTTCCTTGTTACCCCGACGCCGGGTGCAGGCCAGCAGATTGCTTACGAATACATCACGCGGCAATGGGCCAAGTCGGCGGCTGGTGTCCCGCAGGCTGAGTTTCTGGCCGATACAGACGAGACGTATCTTGATGACAAGCTCTTTCCGCTTGGCCTTCGCTGGCGCTTCCTCAAGTCTAAGGGCCTCGATTACGCGGAGGATTTTCGCACTTATCAAAGCGAAAAGTCGCAACGCATGGCGCGGGATGGCGGCAATACCATTGTGGATTCCACGGGCGGCAACTACTACGGATGGGCCACTAACATCCAGATGGGTGGGTTTCCGGGGTGACGTTCTTCCTGACCATCGCTGACACGAAGAACCAGGAGACGCAGCGCAAGAAGCTCAACACGCTGCTGGCGACCTATGGCACGGGCTATGGTTCGTCCCTCCCTTCGGCCACGCTTTCACCGGAAGGCCGTCTGTTCTATGTCGGGTCGCAGGGTTATCAGAACCGTGCGGGAACGTGGGTGGCGCTATGAGGCAGGCAGCACAGCGATACGGTCGCCAGCCTCTACAGTCGGCGTCTCAACAGCGGGTGTCGATTGGCCGTGCGGTTCCGGCTCCGGTTGGCGGGTGGGATGCTCAATCCCCGCTGGCTAATATGCCGCCTGAAAACGCGGTCATTCTGGACAACTTCATCCCTCGCGCTGGCTATGTGGAACTGCGTAAGGGCTATGTGCCGTGGCAGGAAGGGCTAGTCCTCCCGACTGAATCCATCCTTGTCTGGCGCGGTCAGACGCTGGCCTTGGCGGATGATATTTTCGCGGCTTGTGGCGGCAGCATCTTTGACATTAGCAATCAAGGCGATGCGCCGGTTGAGGTGTTCACCAACGCGGGCAACGCTCGCTGGCAATGGCTAAACTTCTCAAACGATGCGGGGACGTTCCTCGTCGCTGCGAACGGTGCTGTAGAACCGATCTATTACAACGGCACATCGTTTGCATCGACGACCATCACGGGGACGGCTGGCGTCATCACGCTAGACCCTCGCACGTTGGTCGATGTGATGGACCACAAAGGGCGTCTGTTCTTTGTGCAAGAGGACAGCCTCCGCGTCTGGTTCCTTGAGCCGTTCGCCATTCAGGGTGACGCTAATCTGCTGGACCTCGGGCCTATCTTCGACAAGGGCGGCTCAATCCTTTGCCAAGCCACTTGGACGCTTGATGGCGGCTCCGGTGCGGATGATCTAGCGGTATGGGTGACGACACAAGGTCAGGTGGCTGTCTATCAGGGCCTAGACCCCTCGGACGCTAACAACTGGGCGCTTGTCGGGGTGTATGACCTTGGCCTGCCTCTCTCGCGCCGGTCGCTCATCAAATACGGTTCGGACCTCGTTCTGCTGACCACGGACGGGGTGGTGCCTCTCTCGCAAGCCCTGAAACTCGACCGCGCACAAGAGAACCTCGTGGCTCTGACGCAGCGTATTCAGAACGCATTTCAGCAGGCCACGCAACGCTATCGCGGCAACTTTGGATGGGAAGGCGCTCTCTATACCAAGGGGACGCTGGCAATCTTCAACGTGCCCACGGCGAGCCTCACGCGGTCGGAACAATACGTCCAGAATGTTCAGACGGGGGCCTGGTGCCGGTTCACGGGCATCAATGCATTCTGTTGGTCCGTCGCCAATGACCAGATGCTGTTTGGTGGCTCGGATGGCGTCTATCTATGGGACGTGGGCTATGCTGATAATGAGGGCGGCATCGTCGGGGACATTAAGACGGCGTTCAACTATTTCGGCTCACGCGGAAGCCTCAAGAAATTTGAGATGCTGCAACCGGTCCTTCGGATCGCGGGCGACCTTGCCCCGGCTGTGGAGATTGTGACGGACTTCAAAGAACGCGCTCCGACTGCCGTTCCTACGACCATCACCACGACGGGCGGTAAGTGGGACACGGGCTTGTGGGATGTGGCTCTGTGGTCGCCCAGCACGGAAACGCGCGATAGCTGGACGAGCGTTACGGGCATTGGCTATTGCGGGGCGGTGCGCTTGCGGGTGTTACCGCCTCCGCTGATCTATACCGACCTTGGCGTTGATGACGTGGATTTGGTTTCCTACGGCGACGGCATCGTGGCGCTGTCCTACACCCGCAACACCAACGCGCCGTGCGAGATTATCGCGTTCAATGTGAAATACCAAAACCAGACGGGCGGGCAGCTTTGATGTATTGGATAGTCAGGCTCCCTATGATATTTCTGGAAATTGGTTGGGAACCAAAGGTTTCGTGGAACTGGCATCGCGACGGCGATGGGACGGGCCACGCAGGGAAGCGCGGGCGTCGTCGGACGCAAAGCGGTCCCGTAAGATTGAGCGACGGGTGAGGAGAGATTGTGAGGCTAGTCTCCGGCCCCTTCTCCCCCCTAGTCGCTCAATGGGTAGCAGATCAGATTGGGCATGGTCTGGACTGGGGACCGTGCGAGGCTATCGGGGTAGTCGATAAGCACGATAACCTTATCGGAGGCGTCGTCTTTAACGCCTATCAGCCCCAATACCGTAACATAGAGGTCAGTTTTGCCTCGATACGCTCCGATTGGTTGACGCCTCGCCTAGTGACGGGTATCTTGCGTTATCCGTTCTATCAGCTTGGAGCGGCGAGAATCACCAGCCTGACGCCAAAGAAGTTGCGTCCCGCTCGCCAGTTTCTCTCAAAGTTTGGTTTCAAACATGAGGGGACTATCCGGCGTGGTTATGGTGATGACGATTGCATCATCTCCGGTCTCCTCGAAAGCGAGTGGCGTTGCCATCGCTTCAACAAGGAGCGCGTGAGTGAGCAAGCCGAGACCGCCAGCCGCACCTGATCCGGTCCAACTGGCCAACGCTCAGTCAACGGCCAATACCGCGACGGCGCGTGAGCAGCAGCGGCTAAACATGATCAACACGACCGGCCCGCAAGGCTCGGTTCGTTATATCGCTGACCCTTCGGCACCCGGCGGCTATCGTCAAGAAACGTCCCTCAGCCCGCTTGAGCAGCAGAACTACGACCGCTCAACCGGCGTTTATGGTAGCGCCCTCGACACGGCTGGTCAGCAGATTGGTCGCGTAAACCAGGCGCTTGGCCAAGGTCTCAACACCGAAGGCCTGCCCGACCTGCAAGGCTTCAACGCGCCAGACTTTGACCGTCAACGGTTTGAGGATTCGGTTTATGCGAGCCAGACCCGCCGCCTCGATCCACAGTTTCAGCGGCTTGAGAGGTCGCAAGATGCACGTCTTGCCGCGCAGGGCCTTGGAGCGAATAGCGAGGCAACGCGAAACCTTCGATCTGATTTTGCTAGAGATCGAAACGACGCATACGGAGAGGCTGCAAACCAAGCCATCCAAGCCGGTGGTGCGGAGCAATCTCGCGCAATTCAGAACGCCATTGCGGGTGGGACATTCGGTAATCAGGCGCGGACGCAGGGCCTGCAAGAGCGGGCTTATATCCAGAACCAGCCGCTTCAGCAGCTTCAAGCCCTGCTAGGCACGGGCCAGGTCGGTATGCCTACCGGCATCCAATACAGCCCGACCGGCGTGGCGCAGACGGACGTTCTCGGCGCTAATGCGCTGTCGCAGCAGCAACTGAACAGCAACTATCAAGCCAAAATGGCTCAAAACAACGCTCTTATGAGCGGGCTGTTCCAACTTGGCGGCGCGGCAATTGGCGCGGGCGGTCAAATTTCAGCAGCACGGCAAACACCGTCTGACCGTCGCCTTAAGCGTGACATCAAACGCGTTGGCACGATGGCTAACGGCCTGCCGGTCTATGAGTATCGCTATGTTTGGGGCCGCAAGCGCCACATCGGCGTAATGGCTCAAGACGTGCTTAAGGCTGGCATTGATGCGGTGGTCCGTCACTGGACGGGCTTCCTCATGGTTGATTACGGGAAGCTCTAATGGCCCGCGCTCCCATGCCAGCCCCGCAGATGATCGAAACGCCCGCGATGCGGCGGAGCGCCTTGCTGGCCAAAATGCTGGAACAACAACGCCAGCCAACGGAAATCAAAGGCGGTTACGGCGAACTTGGCGCACGGCTTCTCGCGCAAGGTATCACGCAATGGGGTGCTAATCGGGCGGAGAAGGCGGCGCGGGAAGAACGTGACCAACGGTTTGAAGGTCAGTTGGGCGGTCTGGACGCCATGGTTGCCGGTTTGTTGCAACGGTCTGGACGTGGCGAAGCGGCACCGGCTGAACCGGCTTCAACGCCCATGCCTGCGCCAATGCCAGAACCGAGCGCGACGGCACCCACTGCTGGCATTGCTCCCGTTGGCCAAGTAGTCGGGTCTAACCTTCCGCCCGTTGGCCAGCCAATGCCGCCTGCCGATGTTCCTCCTGCTACGCCCGTCCCGATGGCGGCGGCTCCGACGCCTATGCCTGCTTCCGACGTTGCGCCCGCGCCGGTAGCCGGTCCGCAAATGGTCCCGCCTGCCCCGCCTCAACCCGCGCCTAACACGCAAGGAATGACGCAGGGAGAGCAAGCCAGGATTGCCAGAATCGTTGAGCTTGCCCGCACGACGCGCGACCCCGCGCTTTTGGCTTATGCGAGAAGCGAAATCGACTTGATTGATCAGCGCATGAACGCCGCGCCTGAATGGCAAGATGTTTCTGTTAATGGCGTTCCATATTTGCGCGATCAGTTTGGTAATATGCGCGAGGCGTTCCCTAACGGCTTGCCTCAAGGCGTTATGGCGCGAAACGCAACGGTCGGCGCAGACAATCCATACGGCGTGGCAGGCGGAACGGGCATTTCGGTTGATGCGTTTGGTCGCCCGCAAATCGTCGGTGCCCCGCCAACCGGATACGAACGCGAAGGCGGAAGGTTGCGCCCAGAGGCAGGCGGCAAGGAAGACATCACGTCGCCTAGCCGTTCGTTCCAAGAGCTTTCGGCTGTCCGTCAAGAAATCCGGCCTATTCTCGACCAAGCCACTCAGCTTCAGCGGAACATCAATGCCGTTCGGACTGGTGTGCGCCAAAACAACGGCCCCGGCGACATTGCAATGGTCAACGGGCTGCAAAAACTTATTGATGAAGGCGTCGTCAAGGGCGAGGACGTTGATCTGCAACTGCAAGCGCAGGGTGTCAGCGGCGGCATGGCCGGTCTGTCTGCCTTCCTTACGTCGTCGGGTCGGTTCGACGCTCGTATCCGCGCTCAAATCTCGGCTGCGGCTGAAGACCTCTATTCCAACATGAACAATGTTTATGCACAGCGGGCGATGGGTTATGCGCCGCTTGTGGAGCGCACGTTCGGTGCTGGCGCATTTGATGACGTTCTGCCTCCGTCA